GATCCACGGTTTTGCATATATGTCTTTGAACAATGTTATGTCTGGTCTATAGTTGTCAGTGTGCATAAGAATTGTTTCGTTGTCTGCTCTAGGTTTTTGAGTTATTGTTAATTTTTTAGTTGCTACGTCCCAATGAAACTGTATAAAACTTCCAAACATTTTTCCTATCATTTCTTGATAAGATGCAAAAGCATAGTAAGTGGCTAAACCACCTGTTGCACCTGCTCTCAACAAGTAGGTATTTGTGTATGCCAAGTTGAATGGTTCAAACAATGTTCCACCTTCTCCGCCTTCAGTTCGTGATCCAACAGTTCTTCTGTTTAGGTTTCTCACGTTGATTATTTCATCTGGTAAAATGTATGAATTTTGATTTTTCTTTAGTTCAAGAAAAGCATAAGATTCTTCAACTGCATTTGAAGATCTTTGTCTAAATTTATTCAATGCTCTAGTAAGAGCAGTTTCATAGTGTTTGGGGTCTAATTCAACGTCAATCATACCTTCACCAAGGCTGTTTTTAACGTAATCAAATATCTCTTGTTGACCTGTTTGTAATTCTGACATATACATATTTACCACATGGTTCGCTTTCAATAAATATGTGTGATATGCCAAGATTATCTTTATTCAAACCAGAAAAAGGAAACGATTACAAATTTCACGATCGTAACATAAATGAGATGTTTCAGGTCGGCGGAACTGACCTAAATATTCACAAGTATTTAGGACCGTATGACCAGGGAGAACTGCAAAAAGACGGAAATGCTTCCCCTACTCAACCTAATTATGCTGGTAGCGAAATTAACGAATTAACAATACAAGATTTATTATTTTTAGAAAACAGAGATAGAAAATATTCTCCTGATGTTTACACAATTAGAGGAATTTATAATGTACAAGATGCTGATTTTAATTTGTCTCAGTTTGGAATGTTCTTACAGAACGATACGTTATTTTTAACAGTTCATTTAAATGATACAGTTGAAAGATTAGGTAGAAAACCAATGAGTGGTGATGTTATAGAATTCCCTCACATGAAAGATGATTTTTCTTTAGATAAAAATATACCAATTGCATTAAAAAGATTTTATGTTGTAGAAGATGTAAACAGAGCGGCAGAAGGATTTTCACAAACTTGGTGGCCACACCTATTAAGATTAAAAATGAAAACCCTAGTAGATTCACAAGAATTTAAAGATATATTAGGTGATGCAAAAGACACAGGATCTCTTGCAAGTTACATGAGTTCATTTAACAAAGAAAAAGAAATAAACGATGCAATAATAAATCAAGCAGAAGCAGATGCACCCAAATCAGGATTTAATTATAAGCAATATTATGTTACTCCTATTGATGAAAAAGGTAATGTGAGAACTGATAATGTTAATAACAATTCAGACAGAGTATCAAACGATAAACCTGTTAATTCAACCATAGATACACCAGCAAGTTCTTCTTATGGATTTTATTATGACGGCGACGGTGTTGCACCAAATGGTTATCCATCAGGGTTTGGTACTTCTTTCCCAGCAACAGACAAGAACAAAGGTGATTACTTCTTAAGAACAGACTTTTTGCCTAATAGATTATTCCGTTATGATGGTACAAGATGGATAAAGGTAGAAGATTCAATTAGATTAACAACAACAAACAACGACACAAGAAAAAATTTCAAAACACAATTTACTAATACATCTGGAACAAAAACAATTAACGGTTTAACAGTTGAACAACGACAATCATTATCAGATGCATTAAAACCAAAGGCTGACAATTAAGAATGTTACACTTTTACGAAGGACAAGTTAGAAAATTTGTAACTCAATTTATTAGAGTATTGAGTAATTTTTCTATAGAGCAAGGAAAAGGGAAAAACGGCGAAGTTAATCTACGTCAAGTTCCGGTAGTATACGGAGATATGACTAGACAGGTTGCAAATATTATCAAGAATGGATCAGAAAACTTTTTACAATCTGCGCCAAGAATAGCCGCATACATATCCGGTTTAGAATACGATAGAGAAAGAATGCAGAATCCCTATCATATCGAGAAACAACATTTAAAAGAAAGACATTACGACGAAACTACCAAACAATATACAAATAAATTAGGAGCAGGATACACAGTACAAAAAATAATGCCTTCTCCATTTAGATTAAATGTTACAGCAGATATATTTTCAACAAATACAGATATGAAATTGCAAATATTAGAGCAGATTTTATATCTATTCAATCCAGATTTTGAAATACAAAAGTCTGACAATTATATCGACTGGACAAGTCTAAGTTATATCGAATTAACAAGCATAAATTTTAGTAACAGAACAATACCAATTGGTGCTGATACAGAGATAGATGTTGCAACTATGCAATTTTCAATGCCAATATGGTTATCTCCACCTGTCAAAGTTTCTAAACTGGGTGTTATACAAAAAATTATTATGAGCATTTACGATGATTCAGGCACAGGTGCCATGAATAAAGGATTAATTGATGGATCATTAATATCGAGAAGTTATGTTACTCCAAAACAATACCATGTGTTGCTTACAGGAAACCAATTAAGACTATTAGGAACAACAGGAGATAATGCAAAAACAGGTGGTGATGGTTATCATACAAATGTTGATCATGGCAATAAATTAGATGCATTCACTACATATGGTCCACCGCTAAATTGGAACACAATATTAAATCAATATGGACAAATAACAAATGGCGTAAGTCAAATAAAATTACAAACACCAGAAGGCAAAGAAATTGTAGGAACAATAGCAACATCAACACTAGATGATTCTATTCTAATGTTCAACATTGACGGTGATACTATACCTGCAAACACGCCAGCATTACCAAATGTTACTAAAATAGTAAATCCTTTAACTTTTGATCCGGGATCTAGTGTGCCAAATGGTACAAGATATTTGCTTGTTGATAATTTAGGTGATTCAACAACTGCTTGGGGAGATATAGAAGCAAGTACAAACGACATTATTCAATACAATTCAAGTACATCAAAATGGTCAGTGGTTTTTGATGCATCAAATCCAGATTCAACACAACATTATATCACTAATTTAAACACAGGTATACAATACAAATGGAATGGTATTGAATGGTTAAAATCTTACGAAGGTGTTTATATTGCTGGTAAATGGACAATGGTGTTAGATGGTGGAAGTACACAATACGATCCAAGTACTGACGTTAATAATCCATAGACTTAAAAAACTAATCTTGCTATAATACAAGTATGTCTCCAACTAATATAATATGTTCAGGTGCATTGTTTTATGCAACCAACACAAAAAGATTTTTATTCTTACAAAGAACCGACGACAAAACAAAAGGACTTTGGGGACTATGTGGAGGAATGGCAAAATTCCATGAATCTGCATTTGAAGGTTTGCAGAGAGAAATTGCAGAAGAAGTTGGCAGTACGCCTCCTATTAAGAAAACTATTCCTTTGGAACTGTTTACTTCAAACGATCAAAAATTTACTTTTAACACTTACTTACTTGCTGTTGAAAATGAATTTATTCCTAAATTAAACAATGAGCATTCAGGTTATTGTTGGACTGCGTTTGAATGTTGGCCTAAAAATTTACACGCTGGGTTGAAAAATACCCTTAACAATAAATCCATTAAGGGTAAACTTCAAACAATTTTAGATCTTATAACATAAAAAGTATATTCAATACTTTGTGTTATTTGTCTGTGTCGTAATATCAGTTGATAGGCAAACACCTAAAACCAATTTTTTGGCATTGAACCGTTACTTTTGTAATATTCGTATGCTTGTTTCCAATTTTTAGAGTATTCAGTTTTAAAATACTGAATAAGATGTTGATCATTGTTTGAGTATGTCGGCAAATAACTTTGCCAAAAATTCAGATTGAGTGCTCTACCCAATGCTTGTGCTATTGCGGTCATGTAATAATATCCTTTGTATGAAATGGTTCCATGTATATATAGCATATCAAACACCGTTTTCCTATTGCTTTTTTGCAATGGCGGGTATGCGTAAATGATATAGTTTATTAACTATTTTTGATGTAAGATTTACCTGTAAGTTTTTCAATATCTCGGATCATTTCTTCCATGTTCACCCTTACAGTTTTGCCTGTTTTTGTATTTCTTGAATAGTATTCCCACTCACCTTCTTCGTTGTGTGGAGATATTTTAGTAACGTTTCCTGCTTCGTCTTGCACAAACATTTCAGCACTTGAAGATTCGTCTTTGGCATATATTTTTGCATAACCGGCCGATCCTCCAGGATCACTTGCCAATACACCAAATTCTGCATGACCACCTGCTACTCTAAAACTTGTTTCGTTTAATAATTGCAATGAATCTGATCTAAATCTTCCTGATATGTTTTGTGATCCACCTTTTGCAAATGCAAATTCTAATATTCCGTCCTCAGACCCGTCACTTGCATCTAAAATTTTACCTGAAATTTTTGCATAGTTTACTTCTTGGTCAGCATCGTTCTCACCTTTAAATTTTATCTGTCCTAGGTAATCTGCATCTGCTGGACTAGAACTGTTTCTTTTTAATGATATAACAGGTGCCGCACTGTTTGATGCTTCCGTTGTTGTTATTGTTAATGAATCATCTGTTGTTGTGGTGTTGAGAACAATAGGTGCTGAGAATGTTTTTGCTCCTGATATTGTTTGAGTACCATTTAAAGAAACTGTGTTCGTAACATTTGTTTCAGCATCTCTTTTTAAATTTATTCTGTAAGCATTAACAGTGGTTGAAGCACCACTTGATGATGCCGCACTAATTGTTACAACATCTCCCGATATTGTTGCCGCAAATGATAATTGATCTGTACCTTCAGACGAGATAATTGGACCTGTTGTTGCATATGCATCTGTTCCATCGGTTGCTACTACAACTTCTGCCATGCAAGAATCGCCATTTGCTATTGTTGACGTTACATAGTAGAATGCTCCGTGTATATCGTTTACGTTGAATGTATCAATTGCAGTTGCACTAGACGATATTGTAGTGGCAGGAATGATTGCCATTTGATTTCCAGTAAAAGCATTTTCGTCATCCGCCAGCAATATTCTGTGCATTTTTACGTTTAGATTTGCTCTGCTACCTGTACCACGCAATCTTACATTGGCCCCGCTTATATCCGCTGTAAGTGTGATTAAACCGGTAGATCCTGTACGTACATTGTTGTATACAGTAATAAATGCACCAGAACCGTTGTGTGTAACCATTGCTTCTAATGTTTCTAATTCATCATCTGCTTCGTCGTTTACTGATATAAAGTATTTTGCACCTCGATAAGATGCGTGTGCCCATGTGTCTAAATTTTCTGTTGCACTGTCAACATCTGCATTAATAATGATTGCAGTATTTCCACTAGTACCCGACGAATGATTATCACCAAGTGCTATTTTGTATGCTGAAATACTGTTTGAAAACGATCCACCTGTTGCTCTCAATCTCATAGCACCACCAGATATAGAACCATCAAATGTCATATCTGTCGATGATCCTGTTTTTGTAACGTGTGTTGTTGATGCAAAACCAGTCGAGTTGTTATGAACTGTTGTAACCTTTTGTGCAGTTACCATGTCATTGACTTCGTCTCGTGCTACTATGTAATACAACACAGAATCATTAACACTTGTGGCATACGATTCAACAGTTGACTCAGAGTCAGCAATACCTGTTTTCTTAATAACACTTGAAGTGCTATCATCATTTTTTGTTAATGAAGCACCTTTAGTTGATACTGATCCTGAAAATACAAATCCTGTTGCAGTTGATTTAATTGTTTGATCACCAATGTGTACTGTACCTGCGGCAAAGTAACCTTCTCTAAATCTTTTAGATGAAGATCCTAAGTCAATAGAGTTGTCAGTTTTTGGAATGATGCTTGATGATGTTTCAATAACACCTGTTCCGTTGGCCGAAATTTCTATGTTTTCATTTGATCTTTGTCCTGTAATTTTGTTATCGTCATATGTTATGGCACCTGTTGCCAAACTGTCTACAGATACGTTCCCCCAACTTACGTTTCCAGACCCGTCTGTTTGTAAAACTTGATTTGCACTTCCGTCTCCTGAAGGAAAAGTAAATGCATTGTTAAATGTTATTGCGCCGCCGCTTGTTCCTTTTATCCAAGTTGTTGTGTTTGTGCCATCGTGACCAGCAATTTTTAATTGTCTATTTCCTGTATTACTATCTGCCTCGACAACTCCAATGATTACATTACCGTCACCAGTAGTAAGGCTTTGGCCAGCACTTTTTCCAATAAGTGTATTATAATGACCAGCATTTGCTATTGCGGCACCGGCCAAACTTCCTATCAGTGTGTTATTAACTGCAGAATTAACTGAATCTCCAGCACCAGCACCAATCATTGTATTTCTTGTTCCAGTAGAAACTGCGGTACCGGCATCTGTTCCAACTGCTGTGTTGTTATCTCCCGAAGTCAATGCATCTAAGGCACCAATTCCAACTCCAGTATTATTGGTAGCCGCATCTAATGTGCCTGTGGTTCCATGACCCAGTAGCAATGATCCTGTAAAATTTGTTCCTTCAATTTTTCCGTATATTGCATCCAATCCGTTTAATGTAACAACACCAGAACCTGCTGTGTTCAGTTGTAAGTCTGAGTTTGATGCTGTGGTTGTTATTGTGTTGTCTGCAATACTGATATTTTCAAACTGTGCAGAGCCGTTGCTCGATAATGTTAAAACTGTGGTTGGTGTTGTGCCTGCCTTGATTACAAGGTCTGTGCCTGAGTTTGAGAAACCACCAAATGCTGTGCCGTCATCTTTTAATAATATATCTGCACCACCGGCGTCTAGTGTTATGTCTGTTGTTGCATCAAGAGTGAGTGCTCCATCTGATGCCATTGTTGTACCTGAAAATGATATGTTTGATGAACCATCTACATCGGCCCAAGTAACAGTTCCAGAACCATCTGTTGTTAGTTGTTGTCCTGCTGATCCATCAGATGTAGGAAGAGTGTAAGCATTATTGACGTTAATGCCTGATCCTCTAATTGTTCCGTTTACGTGAAATGTTGTTGCTGGTTCCGAAGTGCCAATACCTACCCGTGAGTTAGTTACATCAAGATATAATAGGTTTGTTTCAAACGCAAGGTCGACTCCATTCCTAGTCATGTTAGACTTTAGGACCGACCCAGATATACGACCAATGGCCATACTTGGCTCCTTCTATAATTATGTTAGTGCAGTATTACACTACACACAGCCTCCTTTACATTGCCGGCTGACAGCAGTAACAGTATTTATACCGCCGTAAAAAAAGGGCGAGTAAAAACCCGCCCTTTATAATATTAGTTTAATGCTTAAAATTAGTTGTTTGTTCTAACTACTGCGTTAACTAAACCAATTCCTGCATCAGTTTTAGCCTCAAGTGCTCTACCGATAACGTGGAATGGAGTGATATCTTCTTCTGAAGTTACTGCTCTTGCAGTACCTTTAACAGATGAACTTACTAATCTGTCACCTTTTGCAACTGTACCTGTAACTCTCACTGGAGTTCTACCTGTCATTGCTATAAAAGGATGAGATTCGCTGTTACCTGCTTCTGCATTCATCATAAATGCTGGTTGAGTAGAAACAACACCAAATACTTCGTTGTTCATATCACCTAGTGATTCAGTAATTTCTGCTGATCCACCTAGTGTTACTACTGCGCCTTCTGACATAGGAGCGTCTGCTTCGAAACGCTCCGCCACGTCCGCGTAAGCCGCCGACGTTGCTCTTGCGTGTACAACATTTGCTCTAATGTCAACTAAATCTTTGTTAGATAAGTCGTCATCAGATCTGTATGCTGTCCAGGCACCACTTGCATTTCCGTAAACAGTTGTTCCGTCGTCTGCGAATGTTTCATCCCAAACCCAGAAAAGATCTTCTTCAGTTGCTGATGATGTTGCACCTCTGTTGGCTTTTAAACCAGAGAAGTTTGGCATACCAGAAGCCGCTGATACGTTTCTGTTAACTTCTATCATGTTGTCTTCAACTGATAAAGTTGCAGTGTTTAGTTCTGTTCTTGTACCGTCAACTGTTAAGTTACCAGTAATTCTTACTAGTCCTGCAGTTGCGATAAGTTGGTCTGTTCCACCGATATCTAATGATACTGATGAACCACCAACTGTTACGTTGTTTGATCCAGATACAATGCTAGTTTTAGCAGTTAACTGATCATCAACATACTTTTTGTTAGCCAATACTCCGTCTGCGCCTGGCGCCGATGTATTATCTAGCGTCAATGATGCCACACCTGTTAATGCACCTGAAGATGCATTTATAGATACGTCA